GTTAACAGCAGACTGATCAATGCCAGGGTGGAACTGAATGAGGTATTTGGGCATACCGTTATCGTAAAGATTATCAAACCGGTTGTTGCCAAAGTTAGGTGTATTACACAGTACGAATGGTACCTGGTTGGTGGCATGTACGCTGTTTACGTTGTTGTCGCGGAAAGTCAGCCCGGATACGAATTTTTCAGACACGTCAGTTGAGTGGTGTCGATCACCGTTAAACCCATAACCAGATGGACGGTCCGGGTCCAAAGCCTGCTGGTCCGCGATAAGAACATGTGAATCGTTCGCGCCTAGGTTTTCAGACCCGAACTTGTTAGCGCTAAATACAATCCCTCGACCGGCGTTGTTGGTGCCTGGCGACGGCACAATCCAGACGTCATGAGATTCCCTGGCGATCAGGTCTTCATCTACTCGTTTGCCTGTGCGATAGAAATCGCACATCAATACGTTAAATGGGGTCGCCGGGCCTGTTGTGGTTGCGGGAGTGGTCTCTGTACGGGTAGCCGTAGAAAGTTTTAAACCATATTTGTTATCAGTAAAAACACACCCTAACGCATAGCCTCCAGCGCTTAAACCGGAAATGCAAGCCCCAATGGTATCGAATTCAGGATCACCATAGAACTGACACCCGTTCAGCCGGAAATACGGCATATCAACAGAATTTGCACTTATTCCACACTCGGTGTATCTGGATAACCGAAGGCGTTCAAAGTTGTGGGTGCTGGTAGGATTGCTCGCGGTATTGCGGTAGCGAACCGCCCCTCTTCCTCTATGAAACGTAATATCCGACAGATGAGAATGCACCGGGTTATTCTCGGAGTCGATAAAGAATCCGTTGCTGTCCACAATCATGATTTTAGTAGACAACGCGCTTTCACCCCGAATATTCAGGACATAAGAATCAAGTCCACCTATCGACAAGCCCGTTCCAGAATAAACATATAAACCGGACTCAAGAGTCAGTAATGGGCCTTTCTGAAGCATAAACCCTGGTTCGCCAGGCTGAACTGTATTCCGATCATAACTTGAGTCTGTAAGACATTCGAACCATTTCTCAAACGCAAGGGTATCGTCGTGAATTCCATCGCCGTATGCCCCGAAATGCAATTTCATGCGAGCTTCGCCACTGAACAGCATGTCTTCCACTGTTCTTCCGCTAGCCAGATTAAGAACAGGACGTTTCGGCTTCCCACCATTGATCATGGCTGCGCCCATTCCCTCTTCGCCTGAAACCAGGTTTGAGCGAAGAGCTGCATCACCGATATTTGACCATTTCCCTGTTGGGTTTTCAGCCGACCACACACCACCATCATTCTCAGGAGAATCCCCCGCGATGACATGTTCCAGCTCTCCCAGATATTTATACCAGGAGCCATTGTAGTAAACGATTTGCTGTCGGTTATCGACTGTGAGGCCGGCCGCCCAGTTCCCCAGCTCCTGCCAGCCAATGGATGCAACCGCCTGCTCGCCACGCCCCGTGATATACGTGATGAAGCGACTAAAGATCATCTCCATGCCGTACCAGGTTTTGCGGAGCACTCCTAACCGGTCATCGAGCTCTTCTTTTGTCCTGTCATTAACGAATTTATCCACGTTTTCGGCGTTATCGTACAGGTCCTTTACGGCAGCGGACCCTAAAGGATTTTTCGTTTTGTATGTGCTCATAGTCGCCCTATAACAAAAAACCCGCCGAAGCGGGTTGTTGAGAGTCATTTATGTTTTATGCAACGTCGCCAGGGTAACCGGCGTTGTCGTAGTCGTAGAATGACGCGCGGTACTCTTTTGCGGTGACCTGGCACGTCCCGTCAGATTGCGGGGCAATTTCTGAAACAATCGCGTCATAGCCGACACGAGAGGAATCACAGAAAATCAGCCTCACCGGCTCGATGGAAGGTATGCTGAAATCAATAGCGTCGAAATCGCTGAGATACGGTACGGAGAGTTGATAATCCCCGACCTTTGTCGCCACCATCAGCGCAGATGCTGATCCGTCCTGGTAGCGAATCAGTGCTCTCGGATTCGGATATGTCCAGTTCAGGGGTTCTGATACCGTCAACGTCGAGACGCCGTCAGTGGTCGATAATGACTCCACCAGACAGCTGATTGTCGTCGCTGAATCCGGTATGTCGTCAGTCAGAACGATACGGTCACCGACGTTGTAACACAGCGCATCCAGCTCCGTTGTAGTCTGGAACATCAACCGCTGATGCAGATACTTCATCAGGCGTCTCATACCAATCTGCCAGGCGTGGTCCCGGTTCAGAACACCATCGAGTTTATAGTCCTCGATTTTGACCGGTGTCGGATTGTCAGTCGTGCGGCACTGGACTGTTTCCTCCGCCCAGGTAGCGCCGTTGATGTAGGTAACGTCAACACCGTCATAATCGTCATCTGACGGCGCTGAGAAGCCGGTCTGCAGCTCTTCTGTCATCTCATGCGGCGTGATAATGCCCGTCCATGGCTTAACCCCTTCACGCCCGACCGTCGCCAGGCCATCACTAAGCAGAAAATAGGATTTCCCGGCATTCGCGATTTTCTGCAGCATTTCCAGGGCGGAGATACTGTCGCCAGTAGCGAAATCGAAATATTCGTTCCCGGGCGTCCAGTACATCGACTCCAGTTCGCTGATGGTCTCTGTATCCATCTGAAGACCCAGAGAGTTCCCTACGTGCAGCAGCGCGCCGGAAATCGTCCGCGGTGTACCTGAGTCATAAACACGTGTGGCTACGACATTCACCCGCCGATCGGACTGTGCCGCAAGTTTCCCGCCGGTCTCGACAGTCACCCCCAGGAGAGTCACGCCAGCATAGGATACCGGACGCGTCAGAAGTCGCCCCCTGAGTGCCTGCCAGTACATGTTGTCACGGGCATTGTTGCTGCCCTGCTCGTTCCGTCGACGACAACGAACTTCAACCAGACCAGGTGAGTCAAGAACTATGCGTTCAGTGAATCCAAGCCCGTTAACGTTTTTCAGCGCATACTCACCTGTTTTACTGATCCATCCGGCACCAGAACCATAAACCCGATACTGAATCTCCCACTCAACATGGCGTATTCGTTTTTTCCCTTTGCTGTCAAAGCCACAGATACCACTTGGGAAAGAAAAATTGACCTCAAAAATATCAACAGTTTCGTTATCCGGGCTTGCCAGAAATGGCCCCATCCAGGTATCGCTGTCATTCAGTCCGGTGGCTTCGTAGTCGATCATTGTCCGGGCGATGAAGCCGGGCCATGACGCATCAATCGCCCCGTCAACCATGCGACCTACCGTCGCCGTGGTCCCGTCAGTCGAAATAATCTGGTACTCATTGCCACGGTGAGACAGCGAAAGTCGTTGCGTGCCTTCCGGCATACCTGAGAATGCAGTTCCTGTGGCGCTGTTATAGGCCAGGGTCACGTTTGCTGTTATGGCCGCACTGCCGCCTGTTGATGCCGTGCCAGTAGAGTAAGCCGGGGTATCGCCGAAAACAGACGACGGAAGCGAAGACGAGGTAATTGATCCACCGGCGAACGGGCTGGACTCCTCCGTGATCAGCACTGTACCGCCATTGTCCTGCGCGACCAGTCCCGAACCGGTCAGCCCCTCCGAGATCGCGGCCAGCAGGCCGGACATGTTCACATAATCTGCAACCAGCGAGACGGTATAGGTTGTTCCGTGCCAGGTGAACGTAAAGGTTGTACTGCCCAGAGAGAAATCGTAAGTCGTCGGCGCAGCGCTGGCCTGGATTTTAGCCGCGCTGCCACCCTCACCAGGCACGGCATCCTGCCCCGGCGTATATGCTGCAATGAAGAGATCATAATCAACACTGTTAAAACTCAGCGTCACCGGCATTCCAGCCGCCGGAGCGATTTCCGTCAGCAGCTTGCTGGCAAACACGCTGTAGCCTGACGAGGTGGAAATCAGGAAATTGGTAGGCGCTTTAATCTCCACAATAGTACCTTCGACCCAGCTGTCAGGCAGAGCGTTGTCGTCTTCATCTTCATCATCGTCGTCATCCGTATCAAGCCCGGTAAACGTTACGGTCGCGCCGGACACAGTCATGCTGTCCGCGATAATATCGTCTGAGTCCGGTGAGGTCTGCGCCATATCAAGGCCAGTACCTGAAGACGTTCCGCCCACCTCGGTGGAATTAAACCAGTTCTCGCTACGTTCATCGCCGGATACATCGGCGCCAGGTGGGTAATGGGTGTGGCTGAATCCATCAAGGGTCGATGCTGGCGTATCCCCCACGCGCAGATCACCATTAGAGAATGAGAAGTTACCCATTCCCAGACAAACCAGCATATGAACCCGCATGATCGTCGGATCGACAGGGTCAAACCGGGTAACCGGCTGGACCACATAATCCGGGTAAATACGGCGGCGGCCAAAAACTTCACGAATGGGGTCACCCAGTTTGGCTGTATTCGCTTTTGCCGGATTGAGATCAAGACTTCTGCCTGTCGAAGAGGAATATCCCCCGGAGTCCAGGCCCGACATCATGAAAAGCGTGTAAGCCGCAGAGGCTACTGCGACGGCCACCGCTGCCCACGCGGCTATCTCAAGCCCCGTCCCGTAGGGTACGGGATAGATACGCACATCGCTTTCAGGCCTGATATAGCATAACGGCCATTGCTCGGGAGGAATGTTGACGCCACCCAGCTCAACCGACACAGGGTGTCTCTCACGCTCACTGTAGCTTTCAACATTTTCAACCATCCACGCATGCAGCGTCATTGCCCTGTGTTCATGCGTTTCAAGCGGCTCACCAGGTAGCCGGGAGGGGTAGATTCTAATCACCGCCAGAACTCCACTTTGACAAAGCGCCGCTTAAATCGCGGCAACGGCAGAAACGTGACATTCGTTCCCGGGTTGCATTCGGCTACATGTAACTGGCCGCCAATACTGACGACGATCCCCACATGCGTTACCGATGAGCCGGAGTAACAAGCCACACCAGCCCCCTCACAGGGCTCACAGCGTTGCAGGGAAAGCATCAGTTTTCTGGCCTCCCGATCGAGACCACCTCCGTCTTTGGTCACACCGGCAAAATCAGGCCATTCAGGCACCGCTAAATCGCGACGTATCTCGTTAACAATGCCAAAACAGTCGAGTTGCGGGTACACCCTGCCGCCCTTCAGCCAGGTGACTGAACGGTATTTTTCAGGATTGAAGGTCATAAATTTTCCTTAGTTGGCGTAGCGCAGGCCGGGGAAGTAATTCAGGGTGTAACGATTACGGGGCCACGCAGTATCCAGCACGTTCATGTAACCCGCAGTGATCTGCGCTTCTGTCGCAGTCCAGTAACCAGACTTAATCGCCAGGGTGTAAGGAACGGCGGCTGGCGCGGCTAAATCCGTGGAGATGAAACTACGATATGTCAGAGATGCCGAGTTAAGGTTGTTGATGGCGTTTCGAATGGCCGTTGAAACCTTGCCATCAACGTTGCAGAGCGCAAATTTTAAATCCTGAGTGCCATCATCATTACGGGCGGGTAACGCGACATCCATCGCGCAGGCTTTGAACTCAACGGTGTCCCCGTTCTCTGTTGTCGCGGTGATATCGTCGTACCCGTTGCACAGGTAATGGACTTCATCCCCGATGTTGATCTGCAGCGTTTCAATAATGACTTCAGGCCCGCAGCTGGCATAGAGACGGTTGAGAATTGTCATGCTTCAGGCCACTCCCTGTTAACTGCCAGATCAAGAATGTCGCTGTTCACAATAAAATCCGGGAACTCTGCCCAGCCAGGAGGGAGGATCGGTCTCTCCCAGAGCTCCAGCGTCGCTGAAAATCGCCAATATTTTCCCCCTTCTGGTGTAGGACCTTCGTAAATATCGACAAACCGACATACGTAATCCTGTGCACCAAGCGGGGTTAACATGGGCATATTGAACCAGTCAGCCCCATCCGTAATTGTATCCCTGAACCAGGCTTCAAAAAGTTGCGCTTGCCCATCGGTAAATATCCACGAAACCGGCGTTTGAGTTGGTACAGACGTATAAGCCCGTCGCTGTCTCCGACGACCGGTGACCATCTGGGTACTTTTGAGCGGAGAGGTCGGTTTAAGCCCAAAGTTTTCCTTTAGGGGGCAAGGTAAATAATCAGCCGGGTAGTTGATGTTGGTTGAAATAGCCATTAACCGATCTTCCTCCCGGAGGTTGTTTTTGCCATTAACACTTTATGCAGATCGCCTTGCCCGCTCGCTACAGAATTAACGGCTTTACGATATCCACGTTCAGCTCCCTCATCTGCTGCCTTTCGCACGAGAGCGAGAGTCGCATCAGACGGGTTTCCATTTATTGGGATGGTGATGTTCGGAGCGTAAATAGCACCGCCGCCGGTTGACTGGGTTGCAACCCTGTCCAGGGTGGCATCAAGTTTCGCACTGGTTTTAGCCGTCGTGACGCGCTCGCCCTTCTGCAGGAGCCATGTTCCGGTTTCCGGCACTGAGTCGATACCGTCATGGGCCTGGCCGTGTAATGCCGACCCGATCGCCGTCATGAATACACCAGCAGCTGCTGCAGCAGCAATTGCTTGAGCCGGAGCCACCGCCGGGCCAACGTAAGGAACGCCTATCCATTGCGTGAAGGCATTAAGCGCCGCCATTGCTACCTGCGCAGCGGCATATTGCAGCATGGCCGCACCTACCGACTGTATAAAAGTTGCTGCAAAATCTTGAGCATTCAACTTTCCAGTTTCTGCCCACGTTATGATCATGTCGGTCATGCTGCTGAATGTTTGCGCCCCAACCTGCTGCATTGTGGAGTACAAATCCATCGCAGCAGTAGCCTGCGTTGTAAAACCAGAAATTAACCCAGCACCATAATCATTCTGTAATTCATCCTGTTGTTTATAATAATCATTTTGAATTTCAAGCCTCTTATTCAGTGCATCTTGTAACGCTTCAGTTTCAGCGTCATAAAGACTTTTAGAAATATCACCGGATTGGTATTGCTTTAATAAATCCTCGCGATTCCCCTCATAGTCCTGCTGAATACTGTTGCGCTCTTGCATTCGACTACGTTCTCGGTCGCCAGAATAACGACCAATAAATTCACTATCATGCCCCTGTTTAATTAATTTATTCTGTCTTTCAAGGCCTGATACGTACTCAGCCACTTTCGCGTTTTCCTGATTAAGGCGTAGCTCTTCCTTCTTAGAATCAAGAAACTTTGCAGCAGATCGTAATTGGTCTTTTTGAGCTTCGGATAATTTCTTTAGATTACCACTACTTATATCGAAGTTTAATTTTTCAAGCTCTGTAACTTCAGCTGTTTTTTTACCCGTAGTTTCAATGAGAGCGGCTTGTTTTTGGAGGTCCAAAAGTCGGTTTTTAAACGCGTTATCAGATGAATTACTCTTTGGTGTTATCTTCTGATTAGATTGCCCTTTCCCCAGGTTGTAATCGCCACCTTTTGGCTGGTCGATTCCCATGTCAGAGAGAAGAGAAGTTAACCCATTAGCTCCTTTCTCCACATCCTCAGGGGTTAAGCTTGATTTGATGGCTCGAAGATACTGAAGACGTTTATTTAAAAAATCTAATTCATCTTTTTGCTCTTTACTTTGATTGCCCCTTTTATTGAGGAATTCAATTCGTTGCTCTACATCATTTTCATCAGCTGAATCATAGTTACCGGATACCGCACCGATCCGCGAGCGTGTATAGGAAGCGATGGCGCCAAGCCCACCAGCAATTCGGCCAACTACACCGGCTAAACTGATCGCCTCGCCCACCAGATCGGACAGGCCCTGCAGGATAGCAGGGTCAGTGAACACATCATGGATACTATCAAGTCCGTCCTGTAGAGGGGATAAATCTACTTTTGCCAGGCCAGACGCAATTTCCATTTTTAAGCCGCGGGCGCTTGTCTCAATATCCTGGAAAAACTGATTAACTTTAACGAGGTTATCAATATCTTCCTGCGGCGGGGCTACGCCAAAATCCTTTGATAACTGAAGGAACTGTTTTAGCTTCTCGTTGTTGTTGTCGAACAACGGCAGCATTTTTGACAGGTCGTTCCCCAGACTTTCAAGAATGTTTGTTTTCCCTGCCTGAGAGGGTATTTTTTGCAATGCCGAGCTGATAGCTAACAACTGCTTGTCAGGCGCCTGCTGTGATAACTTCTGAGCTGAAAGCCCGAGGGTATCCAGCGCTTGAGCAGCCTCACCTGATTTATTCAGTACCGCATCGCCGACTTTATCATTAATGTCTTTGAAAATATCGGCTATGTTATCGCCGGTTAAACCTGCCTGTTCAGCTGCGTATTGCCAGGAAAGCAAATCCTGGGTGGACATTTTTAATGACTTAGCCCAACGATCAGCTTCGGTCACTTGCTGTGCTGTATTTTTTACAATCGCCAGCCCAGCAGCGCCAATCCCGACAGCGGCAGTTGCCGCAGCTGCTCCAATAGCAATAATGGAGGTGCTTATTTCCTTGGCGTCTTTTTTTACCTGGTCACGCCATTTTTGGGATGCCCTTTCGGCTTTATCCATTCCTTGAACAAATCCGCCGACCTTTGCTATGAGATCAATTGTTAAAGTACCAAGGGACTTGCCAGCCATTTAATTTTCTCCAGGCAATAAAAAACCCCGCCGGAGCGAGGTTCATTTTAATTTACTAAATCTAACTTTTTCCGCACCCTCCCACCTGGAAGGAGGCCGTATAGTCAATAGCATTATTTTTATTCACCAGATAAAGGTATGACTTATTACCTACATAACCGCCATAACTGTTTTTAGCGTTAAGAGTAAAAGGAACTAACCATCCGTAATAAGTTGTAAATCCTGACTTGCACCAACCTTTGAAAGGTTCATTGAAATCATATCGTGCAGAATAAGGGTCATTAAGGCGCGCCGACATACTATCTTTAATTATTTCCTGATAATTATCAGGTAACTTCCCATAATCGGCGCGGCTTAGCTCAGCCTTATCTGGCGCACTAACGCAGCCACCTAAAAGCATTACAGTAAAAACAACAGCTGTTTTCTTTATCATAATTCCCTCGGTATAAATATAATCATCCCAGAGAGTATATAACCAAATAAATGATATCAACGCCAACTTTTCATAGCTTCTTCCAGAGATAATGGCGCTTCGTTGATGTGCGGTGCAAAGTCACTTACCTTGAACGGCGGCGTGTTCTTTGCCTTATTGATGTTAGCCAGGACAGACGCCACCAGCGAAGCCCCCCACTCGGTACGCATCATGATATTGAGCGGTCCGTACTTCTCACGGTACTTGAGCCAAACCAGAAATTCCCTGCGACTCATCCGCTCCTGAGCCTCTGCGATGGTGCGGCCGCCGATGCCGTTCATCACCAGTTCGCACCAGAATTCATCCTCGCCAGTTAGCTCGTAGTCTTTCCCAGTTCGTTTACATCATGAATTGCAGCCAGGAGGGCCATAACGATCGGACCGTCTAGCGCCCCACGCTCCGGGATAGCAGTTCCAAGAATGTCAGCCGCGGTAAACACTGGGGCGCCGTCCTGATCGCAAATATGCGCCGCAATGCGCTCAGCAATCGGGTCCGATTTCCCGTTATACGCCAGCAGTTCAGCTTTAGTGGTGTGGTAACCCATCGGGCGCACATAGACGGTTGCGATATGCTCTTTCCCGTCACGGCCTTTCCACTTAATTTCTTTTTCCACGGGACGCCCGGTAAAGGCACCGGTTTCTTTTAACGTATCGAGAGTAAGTTGCATTTCAGCTCCTGAATTGAAAAGCCCGGATAACCGGGCATATTAATTACGCTGCGGCCTTCGGCACCCATACGGAAGAGCCAGACCGCTGGATCGTGGCGGAGGTCGTCACAACAGCATTACCCTGAAAATCAAACGGGAAGTCGGAAACGTAACCCTGGAAAATGAACCAGGTTCGATCCGATGGCAGCACCAGACCATCAACAGCATCCTCAGCGCCAGGAGCGGCGGCTGTCGGGATACTGGTTCCATCTGACCAGCCAACCGCAAAAGTTAACGGCGTCTGATCATTCGCTTCAGCGAGACCATGCAACATAATGTGGCTTGCGTTCGTCGGATCAGCGTTAAGCCCGACGGTTGCGGCCGCAGGCGTTTTAAGTCCCTTTTTGTAGGTTCTGGAATCCCGCTCACTCAGACAGGTATCTTCAATCTGATCGGCAGGGTTCCCGCCGGGGTTGAAACTGGTGATGCATTCAACCTCGCTGACCACGCCAGACTTGAGCACAAAAAACTGCGTGCCTTGCGTTAATACAGACATGTTTTGTCTCCATAAAAGAAAAACCCGCACAAGGCGGGTCAGTTTGGGGTTGTTGGTTATCTGGTCGTTATCCAGTCAACATCGAAGGAATAGCGGTATCGCATTGTTTCAGGATCACGGCTTTGTTCACCCCATCGGGTGATATAGGCCTTGCCCTCAATCGCGTCGCGTAAAGCACGGGCAACGGCGATCACGTCGGTGTCAGTATCACCATAGACATCAACCTGCAGAGAATAGTGATCCGCATCTGGCCGCTGGTTCAGATAATTTTCAGGTGAGCCACCGATGTTTTGCCAGACCGCGTAGGGGTAAACGATATTGTCGTCCTGCATCCCGAAGGGATAGAGTCTGACAGGGTTTGTACCCAATACATCCTTTACGACCTGGCTTGCAGCGCATACAGAGAATATCGGAGCAATCATACGGACGTTCCTTTTTTGGCAGCGCGACGAACGGCACGATCGATAGCCTTTTCAAGCTCTACAGCAAAAACGTTAATTACGTCGGTATCAACCCCATTCACCGCCGGGCGCAATATCGGCTGCGCGGCCATGTGTTCGGTACCAAACTCCAGGAAACGCCAGTACCAGGTATCTCCGCCAGGATTCCCTTTATCTCCGGCTGTTTTATAACTTTTACCTGCCCTGCCTTTTCGGACGTTGTCCTTTGTATTGGCGTATTGTCTGGAGCCCCCCATTATGCCGACACGAAACGTCGGATCGCCGGTTCTGCGGAACGTTTTGCTGCTGAAGCTGACCACAATGTTTTTGTAGATAGCTTCTTTGGTGAGAGGATCATCAACCCGCGCAGCATTATTGCGTGCTCTGTCCCTGATGACGTTTGCCGCTTTACGCAGTGCTGCACGACCAGTTTTATCGCGGGTTACCTGTGAGACGGCATCCAGTTTCCCCAGGAGGGAATCAAGGCCGGTGAGATTCACTTCTACGCCATCAGCCATCGCTCGCCCCTTCTGAACAGGGAAGCATCAGGTATTCCCTGCCGCTCCGAGGATCTGGCAATACGCCCTCGATGTTGTAGATGGCGCTACGAAACAGAATCCTGTTCTTTCTGGTGACGCCAGCCCGGTAGCGAATCGTTATGCGCGTCGTGATCTCACCCTGTGATGCCTGCGCCGCGATAAACTCCCGCGCAGATAAGGCGGAGACGTCGGCCCAGATGGTTGCGACATCACGCCAGGTATTAATTACGGCGCCCGAGGTCGGGTTCTGCTCTTTTACCGGCTCCTGAAGGGTAACCCTGTGACGCAATTTCCCGGCCTGCATTTAGCCCTGCCTTACGGGTTTCCCGCTGAGATATGTTAGCGGCTCTGCCTGTACATCCTCTTCACCAGCCAGAGACTGAATGATCACGTCACACAGAGCCATGTTTGATTCAGCCAGGCGATTTATCGCGATCGTCTGCTCTCTCTGTGCTGCGGTCTGTTCGCTCAGCGCTGCTATCAGCGCGTTTACCTGCTGCTCGTTCATATGCGATTTTCGTCCATTGTTTTAACCATTCACGCCGACGCCGGCACCCTTCACAAGCCATAAACCACCTCAGAGCGGAATAAATCGATAGGGCTCAAGCAGCGAAGTAAAGCCGAAAGGGATACTCATTTTATTAACGTCTGATGCTTCTTCCCTGCTGTTGAACCAGTGACCGGCAAGAAGCATCAGCGCCAGGAGAATATCGTCGGCAATCTTTAGTCCGTCGGGATCGGTATCAGGAATGTTTTCGTCATACAGTTTCCGGTTAATGAAGTTCTCCGCGCGACGGCGCGCTGATGCGAAATAAAGCAACAGCAATTCATCTTCCGTTTCATCGTCAGCATCGATCCGGCACTGGGCCCTTAGCTTTTCAATCGTTATGCTCATCGTTTTTCCCTGGCCCGCAGCGAACTGCGGGCACAAAAAAACCGCCGGAGCGGTGAAGGTGAAACTAATAAAGATTAACCGCCTTAAGCAGGTTTACCCACCAGAGCTTTGATAGCTGCAGTGTCTTCCAGTACGCAGTCAAAACGATGGAATGCCAGGAATGCCGTCTGATCATACTCTGCATAACGTTCCACCAGCCGTTTCAGGGTCATATAGGTCACGCGACGAACGATGAAGCGATTAAAATCACCGAAATAGATGAATTTATTCCCAGCTGCAAGATTCGCGATGCCCTGATCAACAACATACGGAACATTCAATACTGTAGCCGGAGCGCCGCCGATAATAGACGGTAGCCACAGCGGGCGCCCCTGGTTATCTTCCATCTCTTCCACAACCTGCAAGGTTGCGTCGTTAAAAGCCCAACGAATCTGCGGAGCAGTACGATAGGCAGGATCGACAGCATGGCGCAACGCATTCATCTCTTTCCAGGTGAATGCTGTTGCCGACGCTGTATTTACTGTGCCGGTTACAGATGCCGCTAGCCCTTTAGGCTGGGTTGGCGTACCAGCGCCAGTTCCTTGGATCAGATATTTGGCTTCGCCGCGGCCAATGCGCTGAGCAATTCGACCGGCGAGATAAGCTTCAATATCCACCCCACTATCCTGCAGCAGTTCGTTGGACACGCGGATAATTTTTGACGAAAGTTTTTTGGCCCCAAGCACAGCAGTGCCAAAGGTCACATCACCTTCAGAAGCTGCCGAGTTTTCTGCAAGAAGTTCACCCTCTTCAGAGGTGCCATCAGAGGTGGACCAGGTAATATCCTGCCCGTTGGATGTGTTCAGGATTTGGGCAACACTGGCAATCCCGCCATATGCTTTCATTGCATCTACGATTTTGTTCAGCATTTGCGTCGGGACGGTATACCCACCTTTCTCGTCAGGTGATACCCCCTGAGCACGATGCTCTTTTACCGCCTGCCGCTCTTCTGCTGACAGCTCAGAAAAACCCTGGCGTAAATATTTATCAAATGCCAGCGCGCGGCGAGATTCGGCCTGCGCTTCTGGTGTGCCCTGGTTCTGGTTTTGCTGCTGGCGCTGCTCTTGCTCATTCCCTTCAATATAATTCTGATCCTGGCGGCGAAGCTCCTCTTCACGAGCAATTCGCTCATCCAGCCCGTCAAGCTCAGTTTTAGCCGCCTGCCATTGGGTGCGCTGCTCATCAGTCCAGGCAGTATCGCCAATTCTTTCATGCAGGGCGCGCATATCGCTGGCGATGGTGTTACGTTTTTGCTTCATTTCATGCAGTTTCATGGTTTTTCCTTACGCGTTAAGAAGGGTCAGCAGGCGCTCGCGCGCCATTCGTTGATTAATGGCGTTATGTAGCGCACCGCTGTCGCGCGCCTCCTGCCAGGCTTTCATCGATCGGACGCCGGAATCGGCCTCCTGATACGCGGGATAGGTCACCGGGCTGACATCAAACAGCCGGGAAAACTTCGATATTTCACGAATGACAATCCCTTCATCGTCCTGGTACCAGTTCTCACCATCATGGGAGACCCGAAAGGCAAAGGACGACTGGTTAATATCACCGCGCAGCATCGGAGCCAGCACCAGATCGCGGATAGTCTGCGTATCCGGCGCAGTGATGTCATAGCGCAACCCACGTTCATCGACAGACAACGACAATGTTCCGGAAGCGCTGCGGCCGAGAATAAAATTAGGGTCATGGTTAAACAGCCCCCGAACATCATCGTTCAGCACATCGTCAAATGCTCCGGGCTTGATGATTTCGCGGAATCCCCAGAGAGGTTCGGAGCGACTGTTAAACACCGAGCCGTAACCCAGAATGCGGGTGGGTTCATCGGTGTGTTGTTCCGCGCGAACCTCCCCGCTATAGCAGCGCGTTTCACGGTCATTCATTGGTTTTTTCCTCGTCGGTTTTTGGCGCCTTAAAATCGTCTGCCGGGTTAGCCGCATTAACGCTCACCAGCATTTCATCCAGGCCGTCTACCGGATTCATATCTTCGAAGGCTCGCGCCTCATTGCGGCTCATCCAGCCGTCAGTGATCGCAAAGTGGTAGAACTGCGCACGCTCCTGCGGTGTACCGCGAAGCAGGCCGGTAAGGTTGAACCGGACGTAATACCCGGCGGCCAGCTCAGCACGGGTAAACAGGCGGCGGTTAAGTTCCTGCTCCCAGTTCGTCACCCACGGCATGATCGTGTAGCGGACAAACTGAATGGCCTGCTGCGTAATGTTTGAGAACGTGGCTTTTTCGAGGTCGTTAATCATGTGTGCCGGCACATTAAATATCCCGGCAATCATCGACCGGTTCAGCTTCGACATATCAATGATCTGGGCATCGACCGGGGAAACGGTGAGCGCTTTGTAATCCAGCTCGGCCGGGAGAAGCATCGTTTTATTCTCCTGGCTGCGCAAAGCAGCGGTAGCTTTTTGCCACATGCTTTTCAACCGCCCCCAACTTTCTTCGTTCAGCGCGCTTTTCACCGAAATAATGCCTGCCGGCCGCGCGTTGCCGTTGAAGAATGAGCTGGTATATTTCTGCCCGCTCATCCCCATACCGATCGTCTCGGCGTGCTGCATAATCGGGCTGAGCCCCATTTTCTGGTTGTTACCCAGCGCCCGGATATGCACCATATCGTCGGGGTTGACGGCAAAGGCCCCCTCTTCGTTGTAAACGCCATAGGTGTAGCGTCCGCCCGTGTTAAGCAATGTCGTTTCCCACGGCATGCAGCATTCCAGCCCGGAAACCTCCCCGCGGCGGGAACGCTTCACCCAGGTGTAACCATTACCCCAGCCCAGAATGTGACGCTGCTTTAACTCGCGCCATTTATAGCTGGTCTGCCACATGTTCGGTTCATCGTGAAGCAGGTAAAACACACCGTGATCGCGTGCAGCTTCAACCTTGTTATTGGTTTTCCGCATAACATGCAGTGGCATCTGAGCGATATTCGAAGAGATAACGTAAATACAGGCATACACAGCGGCCAGCTTCATCGCTGTTTCCGGGCTGACAAACACATCACGGGCAAATATGTTGTCCGTTTCGGCCGACTCTCCCGTGATCGGCGTGGCGGGGGTTTCCAGTGATTCACTACGGAACAGGGCATCAAGCAGCATTTTTCCCCCTCATTGCCGCCACCAGCGCATAAAGCAGTAGCAGGCTACCGGACATCATCAGAGACGGTGCCAGCCCGAACTGTAGATATACGCCAACAGCAAGCGAACCGAACCCGGCCAGCCCGATAGCATCAGTGATTAGTGTTTTCATAGAAGTAAAAGGTCTTCTTCAGGATCGATAGTGGACAGGAAGTCAACTTCACCACCACCGTTAACCAGCAGGCGACTCATCGCAATAAACATTCCGACAGGACCGTCTATTTTGTTTTCAGGTGTGGATTTGTTGGGGAAAATATTTTCGTTTTTGTCAGGTTTGACGGTGACGTTTGACATCATCCAGGTCATTACCGGGTTACCATCATGATGGAAACGCCCGGCGTAAATCTTCGCCTCGACTTCCTTCATCGCTTCTGACAGATTTTTCACCGTCTGAGGGACTTCGACAATCGGCACCCCTTCTGCAGCTATAGATAATGCAAATTGGGTCGCGCTCCACGGGTCGTACGCAAACTCATTTAACGAGTCACCACGAGCCCACTCGATCGTTTCTTCTTTAATTACGGTATGGTCAACAGCATCACCATCAGTAAATTCAAGGAAACCGGCTTGATTCCATTTTCGGTATAGCTCTGCCTGCTGCCTGGAACAGGCCTCCAGCCGTCCTTCAGGTATCCAGAATCGTGAGCGGACGTAAACATCACCATTTGGGGCGAGCCACACTTTAACCGCAGCTGAAATATCAACTTTGTTGGAAAGGTCAACGCCGAGCCACATTGACCACCTGGCCGAAGTGGCATCTTCCCAGGAATCGCGGCATTTTTCCCATCGCGACATATCCATCCACGCTTTTTCACCCTGCACCCAGATATTGAGATGTTTGGTAAAAAAGCCGACCCGCGCCGCCACCTGCTCTTTCGCCTTTTTAGCGAGGCGGCGCATGTCATCCCAACGCTTACAAACCCCCAAGCCGGGATTAGCTTTCGGCCAGTTTTTCTCGTCGAAAGGATCGTCCCCCTCATCCAGGGTGTAAATCAGGGCAAAATAGCTGTCATCCTTAATCGAAAGCGGGTCCGGGTTGTCGAAGTTTTTCAGAACCTTGATCGCATAATCCCGCTGCTCGTAACAAATACCTTCTTTATTAAAACCCGCGGTAGTGATAGCGAAAATAAGTGACTGCAGGCGTGCGCCGGTTGCTGTTTCCAGAACCTCCCATACGTCACGGGTTTTATGCGCATGGAGCTCGTCCACAATCCCGCAGTGAATATTCAGACCATCGAGGTTATTCGCATCACTGGCGACAGGTTCAAATTTTGATCCTGTCCGTTCCTGGTGAATGTTCAGTTTGTTGCTGCCAAACAACCGCCCCAGCGTTTTCGGCGCCAGCTTAATCATGCGCTTCGCATCATCAAAAACGATGCGGGCCTGATCCCGGGTTGTTGCGGCGGAATAAACCTCAGAACCACCCTCACCGTCTGCACCAGTCATATAAAGCCCGATGCCAGAAGAAAGCGTTGATTTGGCATTTTTACGCGCTACTTCGTCATAGGCGGTACGAAAGCGACGTACAAACATGGGGTCGCCATCGTCGTCAAGAATGCTCTCAAACGTTATTTCATCTATCAGCGGGACGACAAAACCAAAAAGGTTAATCAGGATGAAGGTGTGCCAGTCCATCAACTCGATCGGCTTTCCGGTCAAGTGCCCCTTCACATGGGGGACGAAATTATAGAAATCGAGAACGTGCTGGGCGCGGCCTTCATCAAAATAAACACCGCGCTCCGGGCCGTGCTCTAAATCATGAAAGAACCGCTGGCACGCAAGACGCACCAGTTCGCCAGCAACGATATCGCCAGATACCACGCGCTCGGCGTAGCGGAATCCATCTGCAACGGTTGCCATTCATCATTTGCGCTTTTTAAGAAATTCTTCCAGTGGGTCGGCTTCTGCCGGGCCTTTTGCACCAACCTTTGATCGGCTGGCAGGTGTCATGCCGAATTCACTCAGCATCGCTCTGATTCGCTTCCACGCATCGGCCTTCATGACTGCTGCGGGGTGCGGTTTTATCATCCTGATTTCCCGCTCCCCTCCTTCGTCTGAATCTTCTTCGCTGTAGACGGCATAGGTGTAGCCTTCCCGATCAAGCGTGTCGCAATGGTGCCGGTATTCAACATAGGCTTCTATCAACAATTCCAGCGCTTTAGCATCCAGCGTGGTCAACACGCCGACCGCATTGAGTTCATCACCAATCCGCTTGAACCAGTACTTACCCTGCTTGTCGAAATGTTTTGGAATTGGGGGGACCCCTGAAGGGGGTTTTGGCTCGTTCTTATTTATCGGGCGTTTGGATGGGTTCCCCTTCACCAAAGCCAGATGTGTCGGGGTTTTCGGTGGTCCTGGCATAATCGAAAACTCCTATTAATCATCGGATGGGGAACCCCAAAAAAAAGTTTTCTAACCTGCGGCGGTGTGAAAAAAGGTTAGGCGGCGGTCCTTTTGGCCTTTGCCGTCAGGGATTTGACCCCGCCCCCCCCTCTGCCCCTGCTAAGATGATAATAGATATCATTTGAGCCGTTCACGCCCGGTTTTCGTTCGATGGCAGGGCCAGCACAGGCTTTCGAGGTTCGAATCGTCATCGGTACCCCCATGAGCCTTAGCCTTGATGTGGTCAACGGTTGTGGCGGGGACAGCAAGCTTGCGGCGCAGGCAGTTTTGACAAAGATGATTGTCACGCTTCAGGATGCGCGCACGTCTGATATCCCACTGGCTACCATAACCACGCTCGTGCCTGCTCTTGCCCTGCTGATGCTGCTGCCATCCCTCATTGCGATGCTTCTCGCAATAGCCTGAGCGGTCAGTGGTGGTACTAGGGCATCCACGCTTGCGGCAAGCACGAGGTATCAGCGCGGGCATCGATCTATCCTCACATGACCGAACAGAGTCTCGCGCTTAACCTCGCCGTTTTCGGCAGTGGGGTAACCCCGGCTATCAAGCACGGCGGCAATCACTTCGCCTTTATCGCTATCAGCCGAGAAGACGTGCTTCACCTCAACACCATCAAGGTATACCGTTATACGCTCGCGACTGGGTTCGATGCGTTCACCCGGATCGTCGTCGAGAACTGTCAGGCGCATATGGCCTCCAATAAAAAAGCCCCGCTATTGCGAGGCTCGTTGTTTCTCTGCTTGCCTGATATCGGCCTTATCCCTGTTGCACTGGCCCAGCGCCGATAGCAGGCTGACGCCAAAATACAGGTTCATACTTCCGCAATATGGTCCGGGTTGTGAAATGATTAAACATATTTAGATACATGATGTATTGTTTAGTCATTAGCTGTCCATTCAGCGCCCCGTTTACTTTTGGATATCCTCTTCGGGGTTTTTTATCACGCCGACCTCGCCATGCAGGAACGGCAATGTAGCCCCGCTACTGACTCACTGCACGGTAGTAGGCCTGCCAACGGTATTTATCTAACCGCAGTTGGCGCAGACATTGAGCGGTTTCGACATCTGATTGCAGGTCTTCGTCGGTATCCTTCCCTGCGTCACTTGCCTTGCACGGTGGGTTCATCAAATCCGGGGATGGCGTTGGCAGCGGCGATAGCTCTCTGCCGCAGCTGCACAGCATCATCGTCAAACCGGCACACAGTACGATTCGGAGACTGGACATATTTCACCACGTCGCGGGTTATGGTTCGGTAGATGACCTTGCCCTCTTCTGTAGCGGCAGCGGCCTTTTGCTCAACTGGCTGGATAACCTTTTCGGCTTTCTCTTTTTTCTTCGCTGCCTGAGCGTTGATATGGACAGCGTGAGAGCTCCATCCGGAGCGCCATGAGAAAACACAGCAAAGCAGCAGGATAACCACTGCGCTGATAATTGCGGTTAAGCGGCTCATCAGAATACCCCCGGCGCTGACGGAGGAATTCCGGGATTCAGCGGACCAAAGCCATCATCAGCCTTTTGAGGTTTTTCGCCCCATAAACATACCTCACGCTCAATCTCCCGGCGCGTTACCAGACCTTTCCAGATAACCTTTTTGGCATAAATCCAGACACGCAGCTGGTCACACGCTCCCTTGTAGTCACCCTGGTTGATTTTGCGTAGCAGCGTAGAAGTCTGGAAGTTGCCAGCACCGACGTTATACGCAAACGAGTACAGCGCCCCACGCATCGTTTCGGGGATCGGCTTCTTGATGTAAGGGTTGATCTGGCGGGCGACGGTGTTAAGGTCTTTTCTGAGAAGAATTCGACATTCCAGCTCGGTGTAAGTCTTACCGAGCATAATGTCTTTGCCGGTGTGTCCGTAACAGACAGTCCAGATACCGACAACATCCTGATACGGGTTATAGCGAACCCCCTCAAGACCATCGTCGCCGGTCGGCCCGGTAATGAGCGCTGACGCAATGGCAATCGCCCCGCCGCCCACAGCGGATAAAACATATTTTCGCAGCGCGGGATTCATCATTCACCAGCCTTTTGAAGCGCCTTCACTACCACCATCGCGGCAGCCGGGCGCTCATCGTGAGGTTTATCGCTAACACCTTCCAGATAGTCATTGACCATCTTTGTGCGCTTCTCATCTTCTTTGCGCTTACGCCTGGCATCTACACGGCCGTTGATGTACGAGGCCAACGAGAGAATCAGGCCAGCAGCACCGAAGAGCATGTAAATAAGGTCCTGCGTGGTAAAACCAAATGCCGCAGCGAAGGCCGCCACCCACGCAAAAAATTGCGTAAAAATGTTCCCTTGCTGATCGTGCATTTTCATAGTCTCCACCTCCGATTTATCCGGGGGCTGTGATAGGAATAAAAAAGGCCGCATCAGCGGCCCTTTAAATATGTTTTGGAGGGAAGAATTTTTCTTTTAGTTTTAAAAGCCACCTTGGAAGCTTAGACTTTGGCCGCCAGATATTTCTTGCTTCAGTTCTAGCGCGCTCTTCAGTCATGCCAGGAATCTTCAGCCAGCGCTTATAGGTGCGATATTCAAATATTCTATTTATCAAGTAACCAATAAATGGGAATACGATTTTTATAATCGTGGCAACAAAAACGAGAGTCGTCATCGCTGCAAAATGTTCCCCAATCTTATTAGGAATAGAAATTATGAAATCAAGCATTTAAGATCCAAAAAACCCGCTGGATGGCGGGTTTATATGTTGCGGATGCTCAGTTCGCTTTAACGTCCCGAGCCTACCACAATTCAAGCAGTTTCTGGCTCACTTTGCAAGTAGAATCTTCCGCCATTTGTGCGGAATGCGTCACACATTGGAGCGTACAGCATTGATTCTGCCAAACTTAGCCAGGCATCAACCCGGCGGCGGCAGGTCATATAGCACCATTCAGGATGCTTTTCCTGCAGCTCTTCAGCAATACGCCTTTTGCTCTTACGCAGGCGATAGCGTTCAACCAAAACGGCATACAGCGCTTTATGTCCTGGGGATACGAGGACAGCACCCAGCACACCGTCAATTTTTAAACCTTCGTCATCAGTACAAAACGCCAGACCGCTTTTATTTTTTCCGCTGAGGATCTCCCGGAAGTAAGCTTCCAGCTCAGGTTTAGTAATCCCTGTTTTTTTCATCCGGCGCAGGGCCTCTTTAATAGCCGTTTTAGTTATCTTCCCGGATGCCAGTAACTGGTTAAACATATTCCCGCCGCTGCCTCCACCGATATATGACCAGCGGCCCCACATTTGCAGCCTACCCTGTATCCAGATGCTTTCTAATGTTCTGAGGCGAACCATTTCGCCTGATTTGCCAACTTCAGAGGGATTAATCATCTTGCGTCTCCACTTACGCCAATACGCCGATTGCCAGCGAACGATCCAAAAATCGAAACAGCAGCTCCAGCTGTGAGCCGTATTTCGCCTCAAATGCCACGGTGTCAGCGTGCAACTCGTCGTGATGCGCTCTGCAAAGCGGCAACACAAACAGGTCGTGCGCTTTTGTTCCCATTCCACCTTGTCCGTGGCCTATCAGGTGGTGTGGGTCATCTGCCTGCTTGTTACAGCAGACACAAATCTGAGACTTAACCCAGCGTGTCCAGTTTTCGTTTACCCAACGGCGACGCTTTGGCCTCAGCATGAATGATTCAGGTGTTTCCGGGTCCACTCGCAGCGCCAGAATCTTTTTCTGCACGACTTCTGCAGCCGCTGGCCCAGGAGTTAAATCGCTCTCCTTCATCACCGACTGATGCTTAACTGGTGGTAAACGCAGTGCTTTATGAGCCAGTCCCTCCGGTATCACATGTGCCAAATCGTTGATGACCATCCACCAGCACAGCTCGGGAATAGTCAGCGTATGGTCTTCGTTGAAGCCCAGTTGTGAGCGGATAACGGATATAATCCAGGATACCAGGTTTACTCGCGCTATACCCGCTAGTGTTTCGGTGTACTGGTCACGAACCAGATTATCGCAGGCCCAGCACAGCCGGATGCTGCCAGGTTCATGACGGAATAGCGTGAAATTCTCGCTATGCCAGGTGCCATGTGGATACTGGCATTTAAAACTGCGCTCAAGCTCCGCCTCCAGGCCGCCGATACCACCAGCGCGAATGATAACTTCCGGGTTCTCAAAAACAGTTAACAGCGACGGGTCATCAGCCAGGGGCTGTCCTGCCGGTGGTATAGCTCCCGTCGGGTGTTCTGAGTAGTTTTCTGGCTCTGGTTCAATCAGTACCCGTCCGCGTCTGAACAGCGGCATCAGTTCACTACCAGGCCGAAAAAGAACCACACCCATACGGTGGGCTATTTCAGGTGTTAGCAAGGCTCTCACGCTGCATGACCTCCGGCCTTGTATTCAGTCCACAAACCACCGATCCAGCGCACACCTTTGGCTGTAAATCTTGCCTGGCTAAACGCATGGTTTGATGCCTGTGACGTCCCTGTTTTCACTTCAAATCGACCAGCGTCAATGTGTTGGGCCATAGGCGTTAACGTACCTCCCAGCCGGTACATTATTTCTCTCTCGATGAGGAACAAACGGAGCTCTGGCTCTTTGGCTTTCAGTAGCTTTGCCACCTGCCGAAAAGAGAGAGAACCATTCGCAGTGCAATAACGGTCGACAAATTCCACTTTTGGGGCCGCCGATGCCAGCTCCAGTGCCAGACGCTGTTTTTCTTCTTCAAGGTCAGCAGCCAGTCGAAGCGCGTCAGAGAATGACTGAGGTATCACTGAATTACTGGCCGCTTCAAGTTCCTGCCAGCGGTCAACGAGACGGGCGGTAAATTCAGGGGACAGTTGAGCGACAACAACGTAACTGTCGCGCTTACCGACCATGTACACAGTGACCGACTGATTAAGGTGATTTTTAACATCCGCCATTGGCGGAAGTTGTATTGCACCCCGCTCTGCCAGGCGCTCAATGGACCGCTTAACATCATCATGCCTGGACTCAACCAGATCAGCGATGTCACGGCTGGACATTCTGACGATGTTATTATTAGTGTTAATCAATGAGTTCATACGCTCTCCACTTGTCAGGCAGCTGCAACTGCCGGGGCAACAAATCGCTTAATCGTAATCTCAACCTTCCCTTTCTTCGTCAACGGCCCCCACTCAACCAGCATGCGTTTTACCTGGCTGTCGTCCTCCCAGACGCCGGTTTGTGTGAGCGCGTCGAACAGCGCTTTGTTGTAGTTGTCGATATCACGGCGGCGCTGATCCGGCGGGTACAGAACAATGTGAACTTCTGCCAGGTCACTTGACGGTCTTGGTACCGCGCGTAACTGTTCGATAATCGCCGCTCTGGCTGCTTTCTGGAACTTGCGACCAGTCTCGCTAACCATATGGCGTCCCTTCAGCGGTCCTTTGCTGGGAGCGCGCCAGTAACTGTTTACGCTTGGTGGAAATGGTAATGTCAGTTTCATGAAGTCCCCTTAAAGGATCGCCACAACATCCCGAGCAACTTCCCGCGTGGTGCCATTGCAGGAGATCGAACGACGCGCTTTGATAAATTCCAGGTTAAAACCATGCTCCCGGTACAGGTCGATGACCTTCGGGGCTGATGAGTTTGAAATAACAACCCGCGCGCCACGTTTGTGGGCTTCAACACAACGCTCTGCCAGAAGCTCCTGGTCACCCCAGGTAAAGCCACCAGCGGCATACGCGGTAAATCCTGCAGTTCCCGGCATCGGCTCATAAGGCGGATCGCAATAGACCACGTCCCCCGCTCCGGCCAGGTCAATGGTCCGGCGGAATCCCGAGGTCATGAATACGCAGTTATGAGCCATATCAGCAAACGCCTTCAGCTCATTGAACGGGAAGTACGGTGCCTTGTATTTTCCCCAGCCTACGTTGAACTGATGAGCAAGGTTGTAACGCATAAGGCCGTTGAAGCAATGGCGATTCAGGTACAGGAACGCTGACGCACGTTCGGTGGTGTCGAGGGTCTGCGCATTGAACTCTTTGCGGATCAGTTCATATCCGTCCGGATGCCCCATGTGTTCGAACATCCAGCGAGCATGGTTTTCAACCGCGTCAGGCACCAGTGCCAGCATCTGATACAGGTTGATCAGGTCAGGGTTAACATCAGCCAGCAGGAAGTCAGCATGCTTGTCGCTGTTCAGGAAGACGGAACCACCGCCCACAAACGGCTCTATCAGTCGCTTGCCCTCCGGGATAAACCGGAACAGGTCAGCCAGTTGGGTGTATTTTCCACCAGCCCACTTCAGGAAGGGTTTGCTCATGAGCGGAACCCCACTGGAACCGTGTAATTAACCTCCGCATAGCTCGATTTAAACGCCTGGTCGTTGTTAACCCATTTCCCGTTAGCCCAGGCAGGACGGCCAGCAGCGCCCCACTTTTTCGCCTTATCGAAATACTCAACGCAGTTCTCAGGGGCAAACAACGTTTTCGGGCGAAGGTAATCGCTCATCTTCGGATCTTTGGCCCATTTCTCGGTCAGGTAATCAACCACCAGCATCAGGTCTTCAGGGCTGTAATCCTCTGAAAGTCGCCCTCGGATGTAACCCAGCGTCGTTTTGGTCTTTCCGCTCTTCCCGTAGTTCGAGTTAGTCATCTTGTTGAAATGATCCAGAACGATAAACGCCGGATCAGGCTCGTCTGGTTGCGGCGCAACCGGACAAGAGTCTTTACCTGTAATCTCTGTAGTACTCTCTGTTGTAATCTCTGTAGGATCATCATGTCGTTTTGACCCGATGGGAGCGGTTCGTTTTGACCTGGTGGAGCGTTTCACATTGACCTCTTCCATCGTGTCATTTTGACCTGATGGAACAGCGCATTTTGACCCCTTCGATTTGGTCACTTTGACCTCATCTAAAAGCTCACTCTCATAGTTGATCGTGTAGTAGTTGGTCATGTCGCGCTGGGACTTGTTCAGTTGTTCGATTTTGAGCACTCCCAGGCTCTTCAGGCGGGTGAATGTGCGCTTCAGCGTGGACTCTGACCAGAACGGGAACTGCTCCAGCCACTGCTCTGTGGTGTTATAGATCCACCGCACACCGTCACGCTCCAGCCCGGAGGTTGTCTCCTTCAGCCAGTAATTCACCTGCTGTAACGCAATGGCTTCATTCAGGCCAATGCTGTACGCAAGGTCAGGATTGATGACTATCGGCCTTGATGGCATTAACAGGCTCATAAGACCCCTCTATTTCCCTGAATTTTCTTCTGAACTGCTCGATTGGGCTGAAGCACTCATGCTCGTACCCTTCACGCAGGTATATAACGCGTTGTGTTTGGGGCTCCCAGCGAATGACCCGGACGGGCACACCGTAGTGATCTCTGAACCATCGGTTAAGTTCTCGCATACGCTCCCCGCCTGACCGTTAAAGTCCCCTACCACCCACTGAGCAAACTGGTAGCAGACAGGCTCAAACCCGCCTGGTACTCTTACCCCATACACAAACTGCACCGGACCTTCTCCACCAGGAACCGGACGCGCTACAAGTTGCGACCTGCGGTACTGTGTTGGTAAACTGTTCATGCGTTAGTAATCTCCACTGATAACGACACGCCACGACGCCAGGGGCTGCAACCCGCTGGCGTCACTTCTTTTTGCGTGCAAACAACGTGATAATTGCCGCGATCTCTTCTTCACGCGCAGCCAGGTGGCGGCGGTGATGCACCATGATTTCTTCTGCTTCATGTCTTTCGATAACCCCGTCTTCAAGCGCCTGTTCGATAATCTGATCCACCTGCCCTCTGGCTGCTGAGGTACGCATTGCGCGACTAAACAAGTCCACGCGATCCAGTTCTTCCAGGTGCGGCACATCCACCAGCAGAGCGCCGCGACGGCGGGCGAAGTAGTCAGCCAGTAGCGACGTGTTGGAAATGTCTTCCATCGCTTCCAGCTCAGATACTTCGAAGAAACGACAGCCGTTCTTCTCGTAGAGGTTGTTATTGAATTGGGTGATAGACATCCCCAGCGCGCCAGCCATTGCTTCGCGACCACCCTGGTAGGCTTTGCACATCGCCTTTACGACTTCTTTCAGATTTGTCATTTAAATCAGAGCCCCTTTTGTCCTGGTGCCTTTCTTTTTGCCGTACTTGAGAATCGTTCTGGCCTGGTCCAGGCAGTCATCAAAGATGTTCCTGCGTTTGGTTGTCGGCTTCGATGAGCGCCGGTAGTACGAAATAGCCTCTACCCCCCCCCTGCTCAGCCTGTTCTGCTGAATAACCATCAGTCAGCAGCGCCTTAACAACATTGTTTTTAATGAATTGTTCCGGGTTCATACCTACCCCTTTGAAATTCGGTTTGTAGTTACGGTTAAGAGGCGTGGTCTGTAGACTTTAGGTAGAGATTTGCGTCGTACTTGAGCTTGCCATTTGTGATTCTTTCAATAACAAATGCCTGTTTTTGAGGGATCACATTTCCCCATTGACACACCGCGCTATGGGTAACCCCTAATGCAATGGCGGTTTTAGAAATGCCGCCGTAGTATTCGACGACCTGAGTTTTTAACATGTACCACCTCCTTAAAAGTTAGCATTCTTACATCGCATATGGACAGCATGCTTACGTCAATTAAATGTAAGATTGCTAACGTGCAATCCGAGGAGAACATATGGATACCGTTGGCAGCAGACTGAGATTTAGACGTAAGCAAAAGAAACTTACGCAGCGAGATATAGCTGAGTGGGCTGGCGTCAGCGCGTCTGCAGTCACCCAATGGGAGAGCGATGTAACCAAGTTATCTGGTGAAAATCTGATACTGGTATGTAAATGCCTTCAATGCTCGCCGGAATGGTTGGTTTTCGGTAATGGAGATATTGAAAATGGTATTAATATCAATCTCATCTCAACCAGAGAGGTGCCAGTTATCTCCTGGGTTCAGGCTGGGAATTGGACTGAAGTGATTGGAAATCCAGGGAATGAGCTCGTTAAAACGACTCGAAAACTTTCAGAATCGGCATTCGCTCTTAGAGTAAAAGGCCATTCAATGACGTCGAATCATGAACTTAGCATTCCAGATGGGTCGATAGTAATCGTTGAGCCAGAATACGGTTTTGTTGATGAGGCAAATGGGAAAATAGTGGTGGCGCAAACAGTCGCAGGAGGTGAGGCGACCCTGAAAAAGCTAGCAATCGACCCACCATTTTCCTACCTGATCCCATTGAATCCTTCGTTTAAGCCTATTGAGGTTAGCCAAGATACAAACCTTATCGGTATTGTTAAGCAAATCATCATAGACCTCTAACATTCCCCTCCAAATCGAGGCCCGCAGCCAGCGGGTTTTTTTGTGCCAATCAATAAAAAGTAAGATTACTTACTAATACAACTTGACTCAAAATGTAAGATGTCTAATATTATTCATCAGTAGCGAACAGGCAGGACGCCCACGAAGTAGCCGCCCGGGGCATACGAAGACCGGGATGATTCGCAGATATGAAAAAAGCGCCCCGTAGGACGCTTAGCTCTTTAACAATCTGGATGACTATTGGTCAGATTTGAACTTGGGTTCTGGTAAAAGTGGAGGTGTTGAATCCTCAAATCGCAACCAGTGCTCCCAGATATCATGCACTTGTAATTCATACAGACCAATTTTGCGTGTTGTAACTTCCGAACCAACGATCGTGCCGCCGGCATAATCAACTTTCACTGACGCCGAAGCTCTCTCGATTAAATCAGTCCATGCTTTATTTTCAGCCTCAAAAGCAGTGGTCAGTTCCTGTAGATGCTGAGGGTCATCTTTATTGTCTTGTTTTAAACGATTTTGGGCTGTTACCAGGTACTTGTCCTTAACCCATTCAACCTGAGTCAATTGAGCCCCTAAGCATGCATCCATATCGATAGTTGTCTGTTGAGGCATACCAAAGCAGGCAATTGAAAAGGTTTCAACGCCATCACTTAGACTGCTGCTTGGTTGGTCTGAAGCATCAGAAGCGTTTGACGCCATCGGAAGTATCAATGCCAAAGATAAAAGCATATTCCTTAAAGAAAGTAGTTCCACTTTATTTCAACCAATTAGACCAGAGTCATCCAGATTACCCGAATCCTTGTTGTTGGGGAATAACCAGGATCCACCTCGCCTGATGTGGGTAAAAGCAGGCACACAACATGAAAGCGCATTCCATCTTCCATCGGTCGTGGGGACTGGTTTGTTACTGAAGGAGTGCGCTTCCAGTTGTGAACGGCAATTTTCACAACCGCTGTATGGCACATGCAGCGTTAGCGGCCTGAGAGTCCCTTGAACCATGCGCTCTCAGGACAACCGGAATGTGCAAGTCAGTGTCGGTATGCACGACAGCGATCCACCATCGTGGCGATACGGTGTGACACCCCGGAAGAGACGGGGACACAACAGGCAAGAGCACTGAAGATGCCAGGAAACGCCCTACCGCCAGGCAGATAGACGGGTTATCCCGCAAGGGGTGGCGGCAGTGCTCTTACCGTTGTGGTGTAGCTCAAATGGATAGAGCGCCCCTTGTGTGGGGAGTTGAGCACTAACCAATGTTCGCAACACAGGTTATCTCATGCGGCCGGCCGGACGTTATGCGGGTTCAAATCCCGTCACCACAGCGCACAACGATGAGGGCATTGACGAGCAAGGCACAGAGTCTGGTTCGATCCCAGACGCCAGGATAGTTCTATATCTGGTGATGGGCAGGGAAAAGGTCCGTTCGATTCGGACACCGGCAGTGCCCTCTTCGTTGTGGTAATTGCGGCTATGCGCACGTGACGAGCCAACCCGTTCTTTGAGTACGTTTCCGGGCAGTGTACGTCGCCGAGATTGGCTAATACCGGCAGGTGGAGGCACCACCGCCACAACGTTAATAACTGTGCTGTGTGTAGTCTTGGCGGTGCCAGTTCATTTCTCTTTCTGGTACCGCCCTTTTTACACAAGACACGAGAGCACCACCGGGTGACGGGCTCATAACCCAATCCTCTCGGGCGGATTTGCAGCCGCAGGTGCTCTTCTGTGTTGTGTGGAGATTACTAACCTGATGCCATTGCAGTGGCGGATCGAGGAAACGAAATGAACTTCTTAAAAAATGCTCTTATTTACCGGCTCTCTCGCGATATTACCATCGTGGAAGAACACACCATCGCGGATCTGGCAGACAAGCTCGAACCATTCCGTTTCTCGCCTTGCGGGAGCCAGGATATGGCTAAATCCGGTTGGGTTTCTCCCCTTGGTCAGTATTCTGACCAGCTATTTCATTTTGTTAGCGGTCAGCTTCTGCTCGTGATCCGCCGGGAAGAGAAAATTATCCCACGCCCGACTATTACCGATGAGCTCAACGAGAAAATTTCTAAGCTTGAATCAGAACAGGCGCGACGTCTGAAAAAGACTGAAAAGGACTCTCTACGCGATGAGGTTTTACATAGCCTTCTCCCTAGGGCTTTCTCACGGAACATCATCACGCGAATCTGGGTGAATACCACTGATCACCTGGTAATAGTCGATGCCTCCAGTGCACGCCGTGTTGAAGATGCCCTGGCACTCCTGCGCAAGACCCTGGGATCTCTTCCAGTCGTTCCTTTGACAATGGAAGAGCCTAGCGAGCTAGCGATGACTGAATGGGTTCGTTCAGGCAGTGCGCCTAATGGTTTTAAACTGGGTGACGAAGCAGAAATTAAAGCTATTTTGGAAGCCGGAGGTATTGGCCGCTTCAAGAAACAAGACCTCGTAAGTGACGAAATTCATACCCACCTCGAAGCCGGAAAGGTTGTCACTAAGTTATACCTCGATTGGCAGGATCGTATTCGCTTTACCCTTTGTGACAACGTATCCATTAAGCGTATTAAATTCGCAGACGAGCTCGTATCTCAAAATGATGATATCGACCGTGAGGATGTAGCCCAGCGGTTCGATGCTGATTTTATTCTCATGACTGGTGAAATGAGTACTCTGATTTCTGATTTGACCAAAGCCCTCGGCGGCGAAGCTAAGCGATAAATTAATCAAGCATCTTACCCATTCTCATGGGTTGGGTTGCTGCACCCTAAATAGCGCGTTGCAGCGCGTCAGTTGGAGAAAATGACATGCACAAAACAGCACAGCAGCTGATTCGTGAAGCATACGAGGCCGCTAACGGCCTTCCACCTGCATCAGCAGCACTTTTAAAAGAACTGGCCTCCCGCCTTGATGTTTCTATGGCGGCCACCAGCCAGGCTTGCGATGAACGATCCGCCGCAATCAATACCCTTACCGCAACCCGCGTTAACAGCGAATGCCCTGATGGGGTTGATGTCCAGAAGTGGGTTAAACGGATATATGCCGAAAACAAAAGCTTGAGGTCTGAGGTAATGGCCTGGGCTAAAGAGTGTGATCGCATTGTTGAACGCCACACCAAAACCCGCAGCAATTTGCACGTAATTGAAGCAATGCGGGATTTGAAAAACCTCTCTTCCTCATCCACCAGCGATGTGGAGGCGGTCTGATGGCTAAGAACTCCGTTGATGCATACGGTGCCAGCGGCAAGACAAACGTTCTGATGTTTGAGCCGGAAAACCTGCACCTGGTCACCGATAAGAGCCACCCGCTTTACGATGAACGTATTCACCTGCCGATCGACAAAGGGATGGTACTGAATATCAAGGAATTGGGTGTTCTGGAGCCGATTACTGTCTGGAAAGACCCTGAAAACGGACTTACCTGTGTGGTTGTTGGCCGTCAGCGCGTTCGCCATACGCTGGAAGCCAATAAGCTCCTGCTGAAAGAAGGCAAAACGCCACTGCTTGTTCCAGGCGTCGTTAAGCGTGGATCGGCAAATCAGATGGCCAAATACATGGTCAGTGAAAACGAAATCCGCCGACCTGACACACCGTTAGGACGCGCCAGGAAAATGTCTGACGCGCTTGACCGTGGTCACGACGAGGATGATCTCGCGGTGTTGTTTGGCTGTAGCGTTCAGACCGTCCGTGCAACGTTGTCCCTGCTCGATGCCACCCAGGCGGTGAAGGATGCCGTAGAAGCCGGAACGGTCACAGTTACCCAGGCCCGCCAACTGGCATCACTGAAGCCAGAAGAGCAGCGAGAAAAGGTAGAGGAAATAGAAGTGGCGACGGCAGGTACTACCGGCCACGAAAAATCACGCCGCCAGCGTGCCGTCCTGGGAGACAAAAAGCCGCGCCTAAAATCCCGTAAGGAAATCACAAAAGCCCTCGAAGGCGCCAGCGGTGACTACGCTGCTGCGCTGCGCTGGGTGCTTGGGGAGTCGCTATGAATTTTGATCCTGAAAATTACAGCAAATATACCCTGCGTCGCTTTGCCATCCTGGTTGATGTGATCTGCTGGGTGCTGATTGCCGTAGTAACCGTTGGTATCTGCATGTTTATTGAGTGGTGGACAGCATGAGCTTCTTTGAAATCGACTCCAGATTTTTGATCGATACAGCATTTCACCGCATGGAAATCATCCGTGATGATGGTCTGTATCGCCACCTGCGCATGCAGCAGCCGGGAACGTCCTGCTACTACTACGACGTCATCAGCTGGCCTGGCTATCTTACCGTCACCGGCGATATGGGAACCTGGACATTCAGTCGCACCGCGGACATGTTCCAGTTTTTTGGTGCCTGGGAAGGCGGAATCAATACCCATTATTGGGCTGAAAAGCTGGAGGCTGGCGCCGGGTGTTCGGCTCGTGAAATGCTGGCGAAAGAGTACAACCATGATGCGTTTTGCAAAAGCCTGAAAGAGTCCCTGTGTAATTACCTGGAAGATGACGAAAGCGCGGAACCAGAAGAAGATGAAGAATGGGATGACGATGACGATACACCAGATAGCGACAAAGCAGTAGTACGCGAAATAGTCCGCGACTTATGCCGGGCTGGATTCAATAACGAATGGGAAGCTTATCAGGCTGTTTATGACGCTGATTGGCCGGAAAGGTTTAGTGTCTGGGATATTTGCGACGGCCTGGCCTTTAAGACGTATACCAGCCATTTCCGGTGGATTTTATTCGCTATCACCTGGGCAATCAGCAAATACCACAACGCGAAGCTTGTTGATAAAGCGATGGTTACGTTTCTGGCTGTTAAGGGGGCCAAATGATTACCGCAACCACGAACTACGACGAAGCTCCTGATATTCGCTGCACTTTGTGCGGCGGTTATTACAAAGCCGACGATCCGGAAAGTCACGAATGCGAGGAGGAAGCACAATCCCTTAACGAAATTGAATGTGATATCTGCGGCTTCAAAAGCACAGATCAGGACGGTGCTCACTACTGCTGCGAGGATAACTCTGATGACTGATATCACCCCACTGACACAGTCTGAAATTAATGATGCGTTGGCCCAGTTGAAGCAGCTCAGCGAATACCCAACGCCGTCTACTCAGTACGCTCGAGTGCTGCGTAAATACTTCGCCTCGCTGGTAGAGGCGCTGGAGAAGGCGCAGGCGCAATCATCGAAATGGCTTGAGGCCTACCACAAAGCGGTGTCGATTGGTGCTCGATATGAAGAGCGCATCGCCGAGCTGGAGTCCCGCACCGTCACCGTGAAGCTGCCAGAGCCATTCAAGTTGGCTAAATCATCGAGCGGATTAACTTACTACTACGCCGACGAGGTCAATGAAGCGCTAACCGAGCAGGGCATTAAGTGGGAGGCTGAGTAGATGAAACAACTAACAGATGCGCAGATTTTTACACTGCGCCGTATTAAAAGCGGTACTCGCCACCTTCTTCGCGGTGACGAGAAGAAGGGTAACACCGTCGCTAGTACTCGCGATATTAATTGCCCGTCGCTTCCCGCCTTGTTTCGTAAAGGCTTTATTAAATGGCACAGCAACGTGCCGAAGGACCCGCATACGTGGTATTGGGTTCGGTTAACACATGCCGGAAATATTGCAGTGGCTGAAATGAAGACTAAAGCGGAGCGTGGACAATGACCAGCAAATTAACCAGAGAACGTATAGAACAATACGCCAACGATCCGCGCATGTGCAACATCAATGACGAAATTCGCGAAATGGCCCGCATGGCGCTGACCGCAATGGACAGCGAGCCGGTGGCCGAAGTTTTATCTAACCGCCCAGGCAATGACACGTCGACAATTGACAGGGCGCTTCCCGTTGGCACCCAGCTCTATCGCCACGCGCAGCTAGCGCCGGAACGCGACCAGGTACGCAACGAGCACGCCGAGTGGTCGCAGGCCACGTTCGGTAATGTCGTCCCCGTTGGCCCACTGAAACACCTCAGCAAAGAAGCGCTGGAAGCAGTTGCCGAACCTGACGACCTGAGCGAATGGGCTGATATGCAATCCCTGCTGTGGGATGCGCAACGTCGTGCCGGTATCACTGACGAGCAGATTACCCAGGCGATGATCGAAAAACTGGTGGTGAATAAACAGCGCGAATGGCCGGAGCCGAAGGACGAGGAGCCGCGGCTGCACATCAAAGAGCAGCCAGCGCCGGTAGTGCCACCAATGCAGCACTGGGAGGAATTGTGCCGTCAGTATCCAGACATGAGTATTCGTGATGCCATTATCAGAGCCGCTTGGTGGAATCACTGCCGCGCCGCCATGCTCCAGGCTGGCAACTCTCCGATAATTCCGAATGGTTACGTGATGGTGCCGAAGGAGCCGACGGCGGAGATGATTTGGGCTGCAAAGTACTGCTTCACATCAACACCAGGCTGGGATGTATTTAAATCTGCGTATATCGCCATGCTCGCAGCCGCTGATTGCAGCATCCCAATGATTTCAGATAGATGGGTTCCTGTAAGCGAGCGAATGCCGGAACGAGGTGATTATCTCGTTACTGATGGTCGTGATTTCGATGTTCAGTCATTTGATGGTTGGCAGTTTATCCCAGGTTTTGTATGGGAGGATGCAATAACCCACTGGATGCCGCTGCCAGCAACCCCGCAGGAGGTGAAGTGAAAGCGAACAAGCTGAAGCGTCGCCGCTGGCGGCGCATGCGGGATGCTTTGGCCGCATATAAGACTGAAGCAAGTGACTGGAAATCGTTGTACCTCGAACGCACTGCAGAAATTGCATCCCTACGGAGTCAACGATTATTGGTCCCTATGCCGGTAATTGTACCAGGGGAAATTTATAACCAGTTTAAAGGGGTAAGGGAGGACCACCAGCTGTGTAAAAGGTGTAATGACGGACTGCGTGGGGGCTGTTCGTCTTGTTCATATAGTGGCAGATAACCGGTTGCAGCCGGTTCAGTGGAGAACAACTCATGAGCGATCGCTTCCTGACTGATGAAGAACTGACAGAGGCCACGGGTTCGCCCCAAAAGTCACTGCAGAAAGAGGTATTAACGCAGAACGGGATCTTTTTTATTGAACGCCGGGACGGAGCAATCAAAACGACCTGGTTTCATATTAACCATCCCGTACAACGCATACTTCCACCAGCAGGCCATATGCCTACTCCAGGCATGAACTTTGACGCTGTAGAGAGATAATATGGGCCGCAAAAGAGCGCCTGGTAATGAGTGGATGCCGAAGGGTGTGTTTTTCCGCCCTTCCGGTTATTACTGGAAGCCAGGAGGTACTACCGAGAATCTAGCCCCAGCAAACGCTTCTAAAGCGGAGGTCTGGTTAGCTTATGAGAAAGTTGTTGAAGGTCGAAAAAAACTACTCACCTTTCAACAATTGTGGAAAAAATTTTTAAATAGCGCCGACTATGCAGATCTTGCCCCCAGGACACAAAAAGATTACCTGGCACATGAAAAATACTTGTTAGCAGTTTTCGGCGAGGCAGAAGCAAAGGCAATTAAACCAGAACACGTCCGGCGCTACATGGATGCACGAGGTAAAAGAAGCCGTGTTCAGGCTAATCACGAGCATAGCTCAATGTCTCGTGTATACCGCTGGGGTTACCAGCGTGGCTTTGTACCAGGTAATCCGTGCGTTGGTGTCGATAAGTTTCCTAAACCACAGCGCGACAGATACATCACCGATGAAGAGTACATGGCTATCTTTACTCATGCGACGCCTGCAGTTAAAGCCGCGATGGAAATTGCGTATCTTTGCGCAGCAAGGGTTTCTGATGTTCTTAAAATGAACTGGAATCAGATTCTTGATAAAGGAATTTTCATACAGCAAGGTAAGACTGGTATTAAACAGATCAAAGCCTGGACTGAGCGTCTCAATGCGGCTGTTGATATTTGCAGGGAATGGGGACAGGATGGCCCTGTTATTAGGACAATGTATGGTGAGCGTTATTCATACAAGGGATTTAATGAAGCATGGAGAAAAGCGAGAAACGCGGCTTCTGAAGAACTCGGCAGGCCGCTTGATTGCACCTTCCATGATCTAAAGGCTAAAGGGATATCGGACTATGAAGGATCGGGCAGAGACAAGCAAAAATTCAGTGGTCATAAGACAGAATCACAGGTACTTGTTTACGACAGAAAAGTTAAAATCAGCCCGACTTTGGACAAGAAAATGAGATGATTCTTTGGCGTCGGAGCATGCTTCGGCGCTAGAATTTTTCTCAGTGGATTTTCTCAATTTTTCTCATCGGGATGCAGGTCACTGAAAAGGAATGCTGTAAGTGTTTGAATAGTGGCGGAGAGAGGGGGATTTGAACCCCCGGTAGAGTTGCCCCTACTCCGGTTTTCGAGACCGGTCCGTTCAGCCGCTCCGGCATCTCTCCGCTGAGGTTGCTATAATGCCAGGTTCTTTGGCACTTTAATAGTTCCTGTCTCTTTAATTATGTTCAAGTGACGACTTTGCGAGCAATATGATGTTTAAATGGCCCTGGAAAGTAGATGAAGAGTCCGGCAACGCAGAAATGCCCTGGGAACACGCGCTTGCCATTCCTGTTTTAGCCAATCTTTCTGCGCAAGAGCAGCAGGAACTGGTGCAGATGGCGGCACGCTTTCTGCAACAAAAACGCCTGGTTGCCCTGCAAGGGCTTGAACTCACTCCGCTGCAAAACGCCCGCATTGCCCTGCTGTTCTGTTTGCCGGTTCTTGAGCTTGGCATTGAGTGGCTGGATGGCTTCCACGAGGTGCTAATCTACCCTGCCCCATTCGTGGTTGATGATGAATGGGAAGACGATATTGGTCTGGTCCACAATCAACGGATTGTCCAGTCCGGCCAGAGCTGGCAACAAGGGCCAATCATCCTGAACTGGCTGGATATTCAGGACTCTTTCGATGCATCTGGTTTCAACCTTATCGTGCACGAAGTTGCACACAAGCTGGATATGCGCAATGGCGATCGCGCCAGCGGCGTGCCGCTGATTCCGTTACGTGAAGTCGCCGGCTGGGAGCACGACCTCCACGCAGCGATGAACAACATTCAGGATGAGATCGATCTGGTTGGCGAGAGCGCCGCCAGTATTGACGCCTATGCGGCGACCGACCCGGCCGAGTGTTTTGCCGTGTTATCCGAATATTTCTTTAGCGCACCAGAGCTGTTTGCCCCGCGCTTTCCGGCTCTTTGGCAGCGTTTTTGCCATTTCTATCGCCAGGATCCCTTACAAAGATTACGTGAGAATGGCCGGCTAGATACAGATGACGAACACCTTGTGCACTAA